ATCGTCGTAAACGTTTCTTTACCCGTCTTCTTATCTTCACCAGTCCTAACTGTTTTAACTTTATCTTTATATTTTAAGACTCTAGTCATTTTTTACGTTTCTTTCTTTTAGATTTTTTATCATAGTCTTCTTGTTCTTTTATTAATTTTTCTGACGGGTGCCATACATCAACTGCTGAATTACATTTAGGGCAAGATAGATTACTAACAATATCATAATACTCATTGTCTTCTACATCATGGTCGCCACCCCATATTAACTCGTTATTACAATGCCAACAGTTCATAATTTTTTACCGTAATGATCTATAATATTTTGTAATTTATCTTTTTTTGTTATCGCATACGGCACTAACTCTTTAGCTATTTTGTATGCATCTTTAAATCCTCTTCGCCACCTGTACTGCATCTTATATCCATTCTTTCTTGGTTTCAAACAAAGATTACCGCCAAAATTATCACAGCACCATTGTATAGCATTCTTATCTGTCATAACTATTTCTAGCTGTATTCTCCAACAGTAGTATCTATTAGGTCTACTATCTCTTTTAGATCCTAAATATTTTTTATAAGTAACGCAGCCTTCACCATCAAATAAACCAGCCAGGTAAATTGCGTTATTAATCATAATAATCTTCGTTCACTTGTGGTATATTATATTTTTTATGTAGTCCGATGGCTACATCCCACAGGCCACGTTCTCTACATTTTTTTATTATACACATAATTCTAAAAAATTTATTTGTCTTCATTTATTCCTTTTAGTTTTTCGTACGCATGTTTTTTTATATCTTTCTTTGTTTTCATAATTGTTATTGCATCAACACCGTTATAAGCTTTTATTGCAGGACTTTGAGATACTACAGTCCCACCTATACTTCCTAACAAAAGCACCTCACTGCAACCTGTCATTAGTATCAACATCATTAGGACGATCAACTTCATCTATTTCTCCCTGTGAATCACACATCGTACATTGTGCAATCACTTGTTTGTTAATGTCTGCTGCTTCGTTAGGTATTCTTATATACCCATTACCAAAACATCTAGGACATACTATCTTATTTTTTGTCATCTTCTTCTTTTTTATTTTTATAAAATAAATTTAAAAATGCTCGGTACGCGCCGCCTCCTTGGTAGTCCTGTTCTTGTTCAGCGGCTTCTCTAACATTTTTAAAATGTTCTGTATTAGATGCGTTTAACAAATCATTAGGCATAGGGACATCAGCGTTCCTATACTCTTCTTCCTTTGTCATCGGCTTCAATTGTCTTTCCTTGTTCATTTGACTTAAACTTTTTTGTTTCATAGTTTCTTATCCTCTCTGTATTTTCTACTATTCTTTTTTCTCTTTCTAATATTGATTGTAGTATTCTTTCTCTTACATACGCTGGTGATCGACCTGCCATTTGGCAAACCTTTTTAAAATCACCACCATCATGTTTAATCCAGTTAATAGCTTTTAACGCTTCACCAAAATCATTACCTTGAAAGGCATCATCTACTGCTTTACTTAAAACAGATATCCAAAGTCTATGCTCTGGCTCTTTGTTTCGTTCTAAATAAATAGCACTATTTGCTAGTGGATCTCTGTATTTTCCCATTTAGTTTCTTTTCTTTCTCTTTTGCGATTACTTCTATTGTCTTGCTTATTGATAATTCAGTGTCAGGTAATAAAACCTTAGAAATCTTTATCAAAGTATTGTATGTTGCGTGTTGTAACGAAACATTTCGATATTTAGTTATATCAGTCATATTCTTTCCTTTTGTTAAGATTAGAATATAGTGTGTTTAATAGGATTGTCAATGATAAAGTTTATGTTAATTTTAAAAATCTGTTCAGCTATGGATGGTACATGTTTACCAGAACAACCTGTAGATATATATGATAGTTGGTTTGAGTGTGGTCAAAGTGGAACTATGAATACACTTGCTACGTTAGATTTACTAGATAAAGACCTTATAAATGATAATAAACTTTTTGTTGTGTTTAAATGTAAAGAAACAAACCACACTTGACAATTGTGTTAACATTGTGTTATTTGTAATTAATTTCTCACCTTACAACCTGTCCCTTTATTCCCTTATAGGATAGGTTTGTACATAGTGTACTTTAAAGTAAGTTCTTCGTTTTTATTTATATCTTTTGTAGTTTCTAAATACCATTTGTTATTTGATTCTATTCTTTTACAATTAGGTTCATCAGAGTGATTTAAAAATCCTCCCAAAGGTGTTCTAAATATGTCTTTATTGTGTAATAAATGTGTTAAACCTAAATCAGTGCCTGCTCTAATAGTTTCTGTAGCAAATACACCTAAGCCTTCTATGTGACTTGGTTTAATAGTAAGATTATCTGGTAATGGCCTGTAATTCATCTTGGTTCTTCTCCTCCACAAATATAACCTATAACTTTTTTATCTTTGTAAAGATGATACTCGTGACTAGAAAATAATTTTCTTTTTTTCTTTTCTACAACTTTAACATTGTGTTGAAACCAACTACTACAGCTTTCATTTATTTCAAAACGATCTAATTTAATGTCTCCCCCAAATGTAAGGTACATTAAAGTTATCATAATGGGTTTCATTAATGACCTTGGCCTACATATTTCTTACGTCTTTTAGCTTTT